TGGTGTTATCCACGCCGGCAGCCTTGATCGACGCCTCCCAGCGCCGCGCGGCGACGGTGGTGCGGTCAATGTAGGTGCTCGACTCGTAGTACCCGAGCGTCGCCTGCCCGCCCAGCGCGTCCCAGTTGCCACTGAGCGAATCGACGTTGCCCGAGAGGCTGTCGAAGTTCGTGCCGCTGGAGAGCTGCAGCTTCGACGCGGAGACCGTTGTGTTCGTCTTCGTGCCGGAGAAGGCCGCATGCTCGGTGAGCGTCGCGAGCGTCGAGGGCGCCGCCAGCATGGCCTCGGTGAACACCTGCGAGGCGGCCGTCGTCGACCAGTTGTCCGAGCTGTCGACTGCCTTGGCCATATACGTGCCGGTGCGCGCCGGCACGAGCCCGCGGATCTCCGCCCCGGAGAACTCGCCCACGATGATGCCGTCCGCCCACGTCGCGCCCGTGGTCAGCGGGGAATGCCGCACCACGATGCGCCCGCCCTGGCGCACGTCGAGGTCCGGGTGCAGGTCCCACGCGGCCGTTGCGAGCCCGGCGTTGTTCACCACCGCGAAGCTCGTCACGTCCGCCGGCGGCGCGGTGAGGCCGATGATCTCGGCCGGCGTCTCGCCCGACCAGTCCGAGTGCACCTCGAAGGTGTTGATCGCCCGCACGCGGAACGAGTACCGCCCCGGCACCAGGTCCGCCAGCAGCGCGCGCGTGGCCGACGTCGTTGCGCCCGCCGTCCATTCGCTGTCGGCGATCGCCTTGTACTGCAGCTCGTAGCGCGACACGAACACGTCAGAGGGCGCCACCCACGTCACGATCGCGCGCGACTTCGCGCCGGCCGACCCGCTGGTCTCGTAGAGCTCCTCGGTGATCGCCGGGTTGCCCGGCACGCCGATGTCGAACGGGTCGGGCAAGTTGGTCGCCGGCGCGGGCCGGAAGTCCGGCGGCAGCGTAAGGTCGTACACCGAGTCGTCGTACTCCCGGAGCTGCACCTCGACCTCGTCGCTCGACAGCAGGTCGAGCTGCATCACGCGGAACTTCTTCAGCGTCCAGCCCGGCGTCGCGTGCGTCACCTGCACCACGTCGCCCACCTCGCAGCGCAGGCCTTCCACCGTGGCCCGGAACGCGCAGGTGACGCCGAAGCGGCTTTGCACCTGCTCTTGCTGCGCGATCTGGTGCACGCGGCTCGGGTACGACACGCCATCGAGCTTGATCTCGAGCTCGAGCAGCGCGTCGCCGTCCTCGGCACGATGCGTCGGGTTGTCGTACACCAGGATGTCGGGCTGCCAGTCGCGGAACGGGTTGAAGAACCGCGCCTTCACCCGGTTCTTGCGCGCGCGCTTGCCGCCCGTGTTGATCTGCCAGCCGCCGACGATGTTGCTGTCGTCGAACACGAAGCCGGTGGCCGTCTCGGCCTTGTCGAGCACCAGGCGGTACTGGCCTGCCGACCACACCAGCATCCCGCGGCACGTGGCGAGCAGCCGGCGCAGGTTCTCCAGGTGCCCGTCGTCGGGCGAAAGCACGATGTCGACCACGTAGCGCGCCTGCGTGGTGGTGCCGCCCGCGCCGTCGGGCACGTCGACCAGCTCGTCGCAGTAGTTGGCCGCCGCGATGATCGCGTCGTCGTCGATCGCCGACTCCGGGATCCCGCGCCCGTACCGCGTGTTGGTCAGGTAGTCCCGGATCGCCAGCGCCGGGTTGTCCGAGAACGCCGTCGTCAGCGATCGCGGGTCGTACACCCGCAGGCCCCGCACGTCGAATGTATGCAGCGGGATGTTGGCGAACACGTCCGGGTGCCAGGCAAGCTGCGAGAACACGTAGGCCACGCCCGAGCCCTTGTGCTGGTCGGTCCACTTGCCGCCCAGGTGCACGATGATTCCCTCGTCCGCCACCTGGTCGTCCGCCCCGGTGTGCGACAGCACGCCCACCAGCCCGCGCCAGAAGTCGGCATCCCACGGCCGGCCATCAAGGTAGATCTCGTCGATGCCCTCGATCTCGCCCTCGCACAGCGCGAACACGAGGTTCAGGTACCGGTTGTCGCTCCCCGTCACCTCGGTCAGCACGCGCGGGCCGCCGATCTGCTTGCGGCCGTACACGATCGACAGCGCCTCGACGTTCGACGCGGTATTGATGAGCGTCCCGCGTGAAGCCTCGTCCTGGACCTCGGACCGCTCGCCGCCGGAAAACGCCCGAGACACGACGCTCGACGTCACCACGCCAAGCACGGCCCCCAGCACGCCGCCCGTGTAGTACGAGACCGCCGCCCCGGCGATCTGGCCTACGACCTTGCCCATCTAGAGGCTCGTTTCCCAGATGGTCTCGGTGGCGCGGAAACCCATCTGCTCGAGCAGCGGGCCAAAGTCGAACCCCAGCTTCACATGGCACGCGAGGCGCCGCACGCCGGCCGCGCGCAGGTCGGTGATCACCCGATCGAGCAGGCGCCGCCCGACGCCCGTGCCCCGCAGCGCCGGCACCAGGTACACGACGTCGACCCACCCGTGGATGGTGGTGCGGTAGTGCAGATGCGGGCCGATCAGGCACACCACGTAACCGACCAGGTCGCCGTCATGCCGCACCGTCCACGCCCGCAACTCGCCGCGCTCTTCCATCCCGCAGGCCCGCACGACGTCGACCTCGAGCGGCACCTCGTCGCGCCAGTTGGCCACCTCCTCCCAGTGCGCGCGCATGAGCGGCGCGCCTTCGAGGAACCAGCGGCGGAACGGCTCCGCGTCGATGCGCACCGTCATGCCGAGCGCCCCCAGAGGATCTGCTTGTTAATCTCGCTGGCGTACTCGAAGAACAGGTCCCCCGGGAAGTGCACCTGCTGCTCGGCGTGGTTCGTGTGCCGCCCCGAGCGGCGGTCCCAGTCGATCCAGTGCGACGACACGTCGAGCCCGACCTCGCACTTGCCGGAGTCCGGATCCTCGGTGATCGACGCGTCCGAGATGCGCCCCTCGAAGATCGCGGACGGGTCCACGACCAGCGTCCACGTCGCCGGCGCGAGGAACGCCTTATAGATCACCACTCGCCGGTCGACATAGTTGGCCGACAGCACCGTCGACACCCACGTCTGGTCCACCCCCGCCAGCGTAAGGCGCAGGCTCTCGACCGTGGCATCCGCCCGCTCCGTGATCCGGTCGAACCCCAGGAAGTGCGACAGCGCCTGGTACGTGTTCCCGCCCCACGACACCGGCACCGCGAAGTCGGTGGCGTAGACCGTGCCGCTGTCGAGCTCTACCATGTACAGGTGGCCCGGCATGTTCTCGGCCGCACCGATCTGCGCCAGCGCCGCCGCGGAGAAGCCCCGGTCGGCCATCAGAACGGCTCCTCGATGAGCGCCAGCGAATCGAACTGCGCGAAGAGCCCCGGCTCGATGCGGTACTCCGGCATGGGCGAGGCCAGCCGCACAGTGAAGGGCACGTCGGCCAGCGTGGCCGCCTCGTTGTCCGCCACCGCCGACAGCAGCGGCGGCCAGATCGAGGCCGTCACCTGCCCGCTGCCGTTGCTGTTGGCGTCCGCCGTGACGCGGTACACCTTGGCGTGCCCGGCGAACTTGACGAAGTCTCCCGTGAGCACCCAGCCGGTGACGTTGTTCGAAGCGCCGTCGAGCGCGATCGACGTCGTGCCGACCGCGTAGCCGCCGGCACTGTTCACCAGCGGCGTACCACCCAGCGCCCCGCGAGCGCTGGAGAGTCGCGGCAGCACGTAGCTGAACGTCGAGTACTCGTCCCGCTGCTGCTCGAGGAAGGCCACCAGCGTGGCGATCTCCGAGCGGCGCAGGGTCGGCCAGGCCAGCTCGAATGCCCACCGGTGCACGCCCCGGCTGCGACGCTGGGACGCGAGCGAATGCGTGACGCTGACGAACGAGGGCTGCAGCGCGCGAATGGAGATCCTCGCCGGCGCCGGCGAGGACGGGAAGGTGCCCGACATGTCAGGCCCGGAACGTCGTCGGCCGCGCGGCGCGGTCGTACGCGCGCGACATCACGGCGGTGATGGTGCGTTGCGCTTCGGGCGAGGACAGCAGTCGCGCCACCCCCGGTGCATCCACCGCGTTGATCGTCACCGCTACCGCCATCGATGAGCCCCCCATGGCCCCGTTCGGCACGATGGAGCCACCGGACCTCGGCACGAAAAGCTCGGGGCCACGCTCCCCGACCAGGTACGGCGTGCCACCCGAGACCGGCCCGCCATCCGCCCGCGCCCCACCGAAGATGGCCTTGAATCCTTCCTCGAACAGCTTGGTGCCCGCATCCGCCAGCGGGTTGGTCACCGTCCGGCGGAAGATGATCCGCGCGAGATCCTGCGCCACACCCTTCAGCACCTCGGACAGCTTCTTACCCTGCACCACCGCTTCCTCGAAGGCCGACTGCAGTGGAGCGAAGAGCTCCTTGGCCGACGCGGCGGTCTTCTTCTGCTCCTCCTCGAGCTGCTTGATGTAGTCGAGCGACTTCTGCACGGCCGCTTCCTGCTCCATGTCGATCGTCTCGAACACCTGCTTCCATTGAAGCGCAGTCGCGTCCGCGATCTCCTTCTGCGCGTCCTCGAACTCCTTGGCGATGCGCTGGTCGCGCTCTTTCACCGCCTGGTCGTTCGCGGAGGCCAGCGCCTTCTCGTCGTCGGCCTGCTGCTTGCGCAGGGTCACCAGCTCCGCCAGGCGCTTGAGCTCATTGGTCTGGTCCTGCGTGAGCTTGCCGTAGCGGCCGCCCTGGATCTCCCGCAGCACCTCCTCGGCGCGCGTGAGGTCCTGCACCTTGATGACTTCCTCCTGCAGGCGCTTCTTCGCCTTGTCGAACTCGGACTCGCCCGCCGGCTTGTCAGGCGCATCGGTCACCACCGTGCGCTTGCGTTCCTCCTTGCCGAACGCATCGGACAACCCGCCGAGCTGCTGGTCACGCACCGCCCCCAGCGTCTTGAGTTTGGCCTCCAGCACGGCGATCTGGCGATCCGTGTCCTGCAGGTCCCCGAAGATGAAGTTGTTCGCCCGGGCCGCGAAAGTGGGCTTTGCGAACGCCTCGCGCATCTCGCGCAGCTTCTTGAGGCTACCCTCGACGTTGGCGATCGCGCCGTTGATGTCCTTCTCTTCGTTGCCGCTGGTCGTTGCGAAGGCGAGCGTCGCCTTCAGCGTCGATCCGTCGAACGCCTTTTTTAGGGCGAGAAACTTTTCGAGGAAGTCGTTCATGGTCGGCAGCAGCTCGTTCGCAAGCTCGACCTTCCACTTTTGCGACGACGCGGTGAGCTTCACCAGGTTGTCGTTGAAGCGATCCGCGGCCTCGGCCTGCTCCTTGGTGACTTTCGCGCTCAGCGTGGTCGTGTTCGCAAGCTCGTTGAGGAACGGCAACAGTTGCGCGCCGCTCTTGCCGAAGATCTGCTGCGCGAACGCGACTCGCTGGGTCGCGCTCTCCATGCCGTCGAGCTTCTTGGCCACCTCGACCAGCACGTCCTCGGCCGGCCGCAGCTTGCCCGCGCTGTCGGTCACGGTGATGCCCAGGCGCTGGAACACCACGCCGGCCTTCTGCCCCTCCTCCTCGCTGCCGGCCATCGCGCGCGAGAGCTTCTGGATCCCGCCGGCGAGCGTCTCCATCTCCGTGCCGGAGAGCTTCGCCACCCCGCGGAACGCCGACAGCGCTTCCACGCTCGCGCCGGTGCGCAGGCTTACGTCGTAGAGCTTGTCGAGCGAGTCGATCGCGCCCTTGATGCTGGACACGAACGCTCCCACCGACAGCCCTACGCCCAGGAAGCCGAGCGCCGCCTTGGCCGGCCCAGCCACCGCCTGGATCTTGCCGAACGCCGTCTCGGCCGCCTGCTGCGCCTTCGCCAGCTCGCTGGTGAACTGCCGGGCATCGGCCGAGATCGTGAACTTTGCGCTGCCTTCAGCCACGGGCCTTCTCTCCCAGATCGTCACGGATCATCAGCAACTGCTGCACGATCCGCTCGACGTCTTCCACGCCGAGCAGCTCGCACACGACCGGCAGGGCGTGCCAGTCGAGGCCGGTCATCATGTTCCACGCGCGCACGGCAAGCTGCGCGCACTCTGGCGCGGGCGGCGGCTCGCCGGCCGGGAGCCGCCGCGATTCGAGCCAGAGCTCTAGTTTTTTGCGTCGGACCCTGCGCGCTCGCGATGCCGGCTGTAGCCGTCGAGCACCGCATCGAAGAGCGGCCGCCACACCTCGGGGTGATCAGCCGCCCACTCCCGGAACAGCTCGGCCGAGAAGGTCACGGGCTGCGCGTCGCCGCCCGGGATCACGTCGAGCTCCGTCAGCGACCAGCCGACCGTGTACCGGCACACGATGCCGAACACCTCGACCTGCTCGCGGAGCTCGACGGCCTCCGCGTCGGTCGGGCGCCGCACGGTGAACTGGCGCTCCCCGCTGCCAGCCACTTCCACCGTGACGCGCGACTCGCGCGCCCGGCGGATTCTTTCCACGAGGGCCTGCGACATGGGGTCAGCTCGAGTACGCCGTGCCCTTGCCGTTCGCTGTCACCTGCACGGGCGTCGTCACCTTGTCCTGCGCGTTGCCGGTGGGCACCAGCGAAGCACCGACGTAGCCCTTGAACAGGTACTTGTACCCGCTCGGCCAGGTGAACTTGAACGCACGTTCGGCCTGGTTGTCGCTCGCGCTCTTGAGCGCTGCGAGGCCGGTGTCGCTCGGGTCCCACAGGCTTTCGAAGTTGAACGCCAGCGCCGAGGGCAGGCCCGGCGTGGTCTTGCGCTCGGTGTCGTGGATGGTGGTGATGTCGATCAGGTCGAAGTCGCCACCGGACGCCGACAGCCCCACCGCGGTCGCCAGCGTCGTGCCGAAGGTGATCACCGCGCAGGTGCCGGAGCTGAACGTGTCGAACGCCGACGAATCCACGCCCTCGCACTCGAACGTGTTGCCCGCGCCGTTGACGTTGGCGACCCGCACCACCCGGCCGTTGAGTTGCACCATGCCGGCGACGGTGAGCACCACGTAGTCTCCGTTGCTGGGATCGGTGCCGGTGTACGAAACCACGGCCGGGTTTGCCTTGGTGATGGCGGTGATGGTCAGCGCCGTCGCGAGCGCCGACTGCATCGCGACGTTCACGCCCTTCCAGAGTTGTGCAGACATGGGTGATGCCTCCTTTCGCTACAGTTGAGGGCTCATCGCCCGCCGAGAAACCTGATCTGCTGGCCGAGGTTCTTGGTGAACACCTCGGTCGCCGTCTCTTCCATTGCCTTGCGGATGGCGCTCCGCACGAACATGTACGGGATGCTCGGGCCCTTGACCTGCTTCACGGGGAAGCGCCCCTTGCCCGTCCGCTGCCACACGGCCCGCGGGCCGGAGATCGTCTGCACGAACGGCTTGCCGCCCATGTTGGCGCGCCCGCGCACCGTTTCCCGGCCGCGGTCCTTGCGGATCAGCACCGTGATCGCCCCGCGCTTCGTCGCCCGCCCGCCGAACTCGAAGATCGAGATCCGGCGCCCGCTCGCCACGATGGTCGCGGCCGGCACGTCCTGCGCCGCGCTGGCTTTCGTCACTCGCAGGGCTTTCGCCACCGCGGCGCGCGACAGGTTGTAACGCTCCCGGATCGCACGGTTCGCCCGCGTTGTCGTCGAGTCGATCGCCCGGTTGATCGCGCGCGTGATCGCCGTTTTCTGAAGCCCGATGCCCAGGCCAGACAGCGTGCCGGCCACCTGCTTCACGTCGCCCTGGATCTCGATGTTGATCACGCCGCCACCGTCGGATCCTGCGCCCGGGTGAAGTACCGCACCCGGAACGTCATGCGCCCGATGAGGATCGGCAGGTCTGCCTCCAGATCGACTTCCGGGTCGTACCCCGCCAGCAGGCACGACGCCGCCAGCCCGCCCAGCGTGTCGTCCGCGGCGATCGCCACCTCAACCTCTTCCCGCATCGCCCGCACCAGGCTCAGCGCGTCCTCCGCGGACGCCTTGGCCGTGCACTCGACGATCAGGTCCATCGTGCGCTCGAGCAGCGGGTCGGCATGGATGTCCACCGCCTCGACCGCCTCCGCGCCCTCGTACACCCGCAGCGCCGGCAGGTCCTCTTCCTGGAACGTGCCGAAGAGGTTGTCGAACACCTTGTCGCCGGTCGTGGCGAGCCCCGTCGCCGCCGTCACCGCCGCGCCGACGATCTGGGCTACGAGGTGGGCCATCTACCGCCCCACCACCCGAAGCCGGAAACTCCGCCGATCCTGCTTGCCCTGCGTCGACACGAGGTCGCAATGCACGCTGTAGCTCGACCCAGCCACGCCGCCCGACAGAATTGCCTGCGCAACCCGTGCCGTGCTGTCGATCGACTCGATGCCGACCGTGATGCCGGTGTCGGCCGTCCAGTCCGCCGTGGTCAGCGTGTCCTCGGAACCGATCTCCGTCCAGGTAACGCCGCCATCGGTGACGGTGCCCCCGGACGACGTAGGCCAGGTCGGCGGCACGGACCCCGTCCTGCCGCCGACCGTGCACCGGTAACGGTGCCCGTTCAGCGCGGCCTGCTGCGGCGTGTACGTCTGCCCAGGGTGCACGTAGACGCGCGGCGTCCAGTACCGGTCGGCTCCCCGCAGCCAGGCATAGACGTCGAGGCCGTAGGGCAGCACGGCGGTCGGGTCTTTCTCGATCTCGTCGACGCCGTCGGCCGCGATGTAGAAGTCGTTCTTCATGCCACCCCCACAGCCAGCACTCGACTCTCCGCAGGCACGACGAGCAGCCTGGCCTCGGCTGACAGCACCAGCACGAACCGAGCCTCCTCCACTGCCGGCGTAGCACCTCCGCTACCCGCGCGCCGCGTGCCCCACCCGAAGCCGACCGGTCGGGTAGCTGCGCTCCATGCCGGCCTGAGCGAAGCTGACCGCCCCGCAAAGCTGCCGCGCTGTCGCCCGCCCCAGCCGAAGCCGACCGGACGCGTGATCGCTGCCATGGGTTACTGGATTGAGAACGTGTCGCCACTGGACGGCGCACGAGAAAGCGCCGTTACCGTGAACGTGGGAGCAGCCGCCCCCGTGTTGGCCTCGATGGCCGTGGCCTGGCCACGCAACGCAGTTGTCGCGGTGTCGCGAGAAAACACCAGCACCCGCCCCTTGAACTGGTCCGCATCGACCCCCGATGGGGTAAGCGCCGAAGACACCACGCTGGTGGTCGTAGACCCGGAACCGACCGTCCCGACCGCCGTCGACAGTACGGCCCGCTGCATGGCGTCGACTGCCGGCACGCTGCCACCGAGCGCCGCCACGTTGACCGCCATTTCGGTCATCA